TCAGGCAAATATCGCTCCCCCGTCTTGCTTGACGGTTTGCCAGACTTGGTGCGCCACTTCTGGGCACCCCAGTCCTTGAGCGATTGCTGCGGGTCTTTCATACCATCCTGCCGCGCGTCTTGCCGCGTTGGCAGCAGCCATCAGCACGTTTGGAGGCGGACACAGCGCCGCCCTTTTTTAAAAATTGCCCTAAATCACCAGCAGGGATGCGATTTCCGCTTTCCCCACGGTTAAGAACTGGAGAGGCATATGCGCCGGATGCGGAAGCTTCTTGAAGACGCTTGTAAGCGTTAGCTGGGCCTTGCCCATATGACCGGCTTCCAGCCATAAATTCATCTGCTGCAATGTCTTTGTTTCTATTCTTTACCTCAGCAGGTACAACAACTGATGCCGGTTTTGTTTCTTCGTCTCTTTTGAGTGGAGGTCCCAAATCTATAACTGTTGGGTTTGCAAACTCATTGGCAACATACGCCGCGCTCAAACCAGTAAGAAGATTTCGCGCTTTTTTGCCTTTGCCTTTAGCCATGATAACCACCGCCTTTCGCCTTGTACTGCTTGGCCAGAAGCTGCGCCTTGCGGGCCGACCATTGGCCTGCGCCTGTGCCTTGCACCGCACGGGACTTGATCGACTCAAACAGCGACTTGCGCATACCCGGCTTGGTGTAGACGCCAGCCTGATTGACCTTGGATTTGGTCTTGCCCCCCTCGGCGTACTGATCAAAGTCCGTGTTATCCCGACGAGCCTTGCGTTTGGCTCCGGGCATCTTGGAGGGGTTGATGGCCCCCATCCCACGGCTGGCCATCATCTCAGTACACCTTGGCCTTTCGGGCACCGCGAGCCATACCCCACCCTTTGACAGAGCCACCTTTTTTCATGGCCTGCACGGGGGCAGCAAACATTGAATCTGCCGGGGCTGTGGTGGCTGCTGGGGCGCCGTTGACATTAACAGTGGTCGTGGACCCAGCAGGAGCACCGCCAGCCGATTGAAACGGGTACGTGGAGGCCGACACAACTCCGCCATCGTCGTACCGCTTGGCGCGAGTCATGCCACCCTTGGCTTTCTTTTCCTCTGTGCTGGTAAGCGACTGGTTATACGCCCGCTCCAGCTTAGGGGCCATCTTCCTGTCTTTGGCTTCCTGAAGCATCTCTGCTTCACCCACAGACGGAGCTTTGGCCGGGGCGGGTTTGGGCTTTTCAACGGGTGCGGGTGCGGTGCTTGTCAAAGACTGATTGAACGCCCTCTCCAACTTTGGAGCGGCTTTTTTGTCTTTGGCTTCTTGCAGCATCTCTGCTTCACCAGCGGTCATTTTCTTAGGACTTGTGGCCACAGTATCACCTCAGTACATTTTGCACTTGGTCTTGCCTTTGGTGGCAATACCATCACCACGCTTGGACGCAGAAGACATACCCCCAGAGGCCATCTTCTTGGCTTTGACTGCGCCACCCTTTTTCTTCAGAGTGAAATCATCACCACCAAGGTTTTTACGTAGCGCCCGCATGGCGGCTTCATAGCCGGGGGCATTTGGATTGAGGCCATACGCTGCCGCGTTCTCTTTAAGGACCTGCTCACGCAGTCTTTCTGCGCGGGCAGCGCGTTCTGCCTCTTTTAGGCTCGTAGCAGACGGCCCGCCCAACCGTTGGGTTGGAGCGCCCAAGCGGCGTGCCGGGGCATTCAATTGAGATTGCGGGGCATTCAATGCAGCGCGGGCAGCAGACCCACCTTCAATCGCAGCGGTTGGGCCGCTCCGAGTCGCACGCGATGACGTACCAAGATACGTGACAGGAGTCTCATTGAGGAACCCAACTTCACGCCCGGTGGTTGCAGCGCGACCAGTAGTAGCACCACGGCCAATCATCCTGCCAAACGGCATAACTCCAGGGACGGGAGCGTTCAGGATGTTGCCTACGTTGCGCGTAAAATTGTTACCAGAAACCCGCACACCGTCTTGAGGTGCCCGAGCCGACTGACCGGGAATAGAAGCAATCGCTTCCTCCCTTGTCAAAGGCCCAGCCGCTCTTGGATCAAAAACATTTTCTCGATCATTTATGGGAGCACGACGGGCGGCGGGTGCCATACCGCGACCAACTTCGTTTACACCATACCCCTCTAGGGTGGTGGGATCAACACGGGCAGCTTTAGCAGTACGCGCTCTGTATGCATCCATATCTGCCTGCGTGTACCCTGGGTCACCCATGCCCATAGCGCGAGCAGCGGCGGCGACACCAGCACCAGCACCAGCACCAGCACCAGCAGGAGGACGAGCAGCGGCACCAGCACCAGCAGGAGGACGAGCACCAGCACCAGCAGGAGGACGAGCAGCGGCGGCAGGGACAGCACCGTAGGGGTAGTAGACATCCCCGTATTCGTTAATCCCCATGCCAATGTCAGCATCGCCATCAGCAAAAGAGGCGGCAGGAGCGGCAGCGGCGACGGGAGCGGCGGCAGAGGCAGGGGGTACACGGTCCTCTACGGGGGCACGACCCGTTTCAGGGGCGCGGTCAGTCCCACGGTATTCCACAGGGGCCAGACTGCCGTCTTTACGGCGGCGAGCATCCGGGCCAAACATTGAGTAGCCCAGCGCCCCCAGTGCGGCAAGAGCGCCTAACTGACGATTGGTACGTTTTCTAGCCATAACGGCCTCCTATCAGCAGGCGTAGCCGCCCTTTTTCATACCCAGAGGTTTGCTGCCGGACATCTTGACTTGAGCGCCTTTGGTCTTACCCTTAGCGGCTAGACCGTCTTTGCTGGGGGCAGCGGTACGGACAGCACCCATTTTGGCGGTAGTGATGCCACCGTTGGCCATCTTCTTGGCAGGTGCGCCTTTTTTCTTTGCCATCATTGCCATAAAACCGGGGTTCATTTTGGAAGCCATAGTGTCACCACCTTTTGAAAAAAACTCTTGCTTGCCTTGATTGGTCTTGGGCTTATTGATGGCCTGCGCGTCTGCGCGGCTACCTGACCCAAACCGCTTACCCTTATCTGCCTTCATGAACTCTTGACCAACAGACTTTGGGATTCCTACACGCTTGGCAGCGGCGGGGTTGTTGGCCACCATCGCCATCAAATTGTGCTGTTTCTTGCTAACCGAGGGCACTTCGCTGCTCCTTCATGAAGTCATCAATCTTCTTCTCAAGCCGATCCAGCCGATCCAAGACGCGATTGATGTCGGTATGCACCTCTGCTTTGGTGACATACTCTTTCGCAATCTCTTCCCGAGTGCGGTTGAGAAGAATCTGAATGCGCTTCATCTCGTCCGTGGACACCTTTACCCAGAACAAAATCAGGGCAGAGACCAAGGAGAGCGCAGCGTTCCACAGCGTCACGTCCATTTCAGACCATCCTGCCCTTAGTTTTACCCCTTTGGACAATCCCGTCGGCTCGTTTGGAGGCGCTAGAGGCGCTGACTTTGCCGCCTTTCTTCAGGCCAACCATCTTGCGCATCATGGCTTGAGCGCTTGCGCGGTCGCCCATCTTGAGCCGACCAATGGCGTCAGACAGGTTTGGGTTTGCATTGGCGGGAGGCGGTGCAATAGTTGGAAGGCCAACAGCCTGACGCATCGTGTTTTGAGCGCCAAATTGATCCCCAGCTTTAAGCTGGCCGATTGCACCCGAAAGATTGGGTTGTGCTGCGGGGGCAGCTACTGGCGCAGGGGCAGGGCGAGTAGCCATGCCAAAACCCCTGGCTGGCGTAACGGGTGTGGGTGTTGCTGCGGGGCGATTGGCGGCAGTGACGCGACGAAAGAGTGGCATGATTTAATCCTAACAATTCCAAGCCCGGAGGCTTTTATTGATACGGCTGTTCGGGTCTTTCTTGGCTTTTTCGCCGGTCAGCTTCTTCTTCATGCCCTCCATACGGGCACAGAAAGAGTCTCGGCGTGAGCCGCCTTCTGGCTGCGGGGGTTTGAGTCCCGGCTTGCCCGGGTTGGCCTTGTTGTAGGAGGCTCGCCCCTTGGCGTTGAGTCCGCCCTTGGGGCTCTTGCCTTCCTTGCGTTGCCATGCTGCGGTCTTAGCCATAGAACAAAGTAGTTGTTACGTTTGCAACCAAGCCAACAAAAATGCCATCTTTGGCCAAAATTCCTTCGCCCGGAATCACCACGGGAAATGCAGTTGCGTTGTACGAATCTGCTTCCATCAAAATGTCAGCGTACATCGACACCGCAGGAGAACCGGTGATGGTGCCACTGGCAGCGTCCGTTACCGTGAACGTATTGGCATCTGAAACCGTGACCGTATAGACGTTGTCTGTCGCAGTGCCGCCTGTGCCCGCAGAAAAGTCCAACCAAACGCGGTCCCCAGTAGTGAGGCCATGATTGGTGATAGTCACCGTCACAGTGGTCGTAGACCGCCCGTAAGTACCCGTTTGCGTCACATTGTTTGCAAACACAGTGTGCCGCGCCGCCGCACTAGTGTTTGCCGACACAACGGCCCCCTTAAGGCGTGTGCGGAAGTTTACCGCCACGCCCGAAGAGGTCATGTGTTTCGACTTTACGTCATACTGCATCGTCATGATGCGCTCCTATTACTGGTCAGCAAACGTAGGGGCGGTTGCGCCAACCACCGTGCCAAACACTTGCCAGTTCGTGGCGTCCCGTGCAATCACGGTAATTTGGGCAGCGGCAGGTACATTCACTTGCAGCTTGGAATTGGAGTTGCCGTCAGAGAACACAACAGAAGCTGCGCCATCATCGGTGTCATGGAAAGCCACACCACCAATAAAGAAGTTGGTGTTCGAACCCGTGTTGATGATGAAGTCGGTGGCATCTGCTGCGCCGCCGCCGTACACAAACACAAACGAAGTGCCAGCAGTAGGTGCAGGCAGCGTGTAGGTGTTGTCCTGCGTACCGTTAGGGACGAGGTTGACCATGCCACCAGCGTTGGCTGCGGCGGTCAAAGTGGCGCTGGCGTCAGCCAGAGCAACCGGGGTGGCAACAATGCCAGAAACGCCCATAGAAACAGGAGCGGTCGTGACAACGCCAGTGGTTGCGTTGATGGAGATGGTTTGAAAGCCGTTTTGCGACCGAACCGGGCCATTGAAGGTGGTGTTTGCCATTTGATCCTCACAAGCGAGTTAACTGTGGGCGCTCTGTCTGCTTGTCGTCAGCCGGGACTGTCAGAAACGCCGGAAACCCCGGAATGCAAGCAATATACAGGAAAAGAAACGGGGGCACAAGGCCCCCGTCTTGGTTAGCGGTTACTCACCGCAAACACATCATCAGGACGAACCCGACGAACCCCACATACCGAGGGGATCAGACCAGCCGAACGAATAACGCTCACGGGCCTTGTAGCGCACGTTGCCGGTATCGAAGTCTCCATCCATCGAGTTAGCCAGGGGCATACGCTCGAAGTGCTTCATGCCGTTCGGAACATCGGTGGTCAAGAACCATGCGTTCGGATCGGTCAAGAAGTGGTTGACGGTGTAGCCCTCGGGGATTGCGCCCATCTGCTTGATCGCGTTGATGTCGTTATCAGCAGTCGAGACCCGCAGCTCAGTGTCAAGCAAGCGCTTGGCAACGAACATCAGGCTCGGGGGGATCACCATCTTGCGAGGCTTGGCGGCAATCAGCAGGCCACGCTCATCGGTCCACGCAGCGATTTGAATCACAGCGTTTTCCAGAGCGGTCTCGTTCAAATCAACACCAGTGGTCGGGCTGTTGAAGTTAACGCCACCGCCAACAAGCGGGTGGCCAACACGAGTGTTGGAGCTGTTGTTGCCGAACAAGGTAACGCCGTCACCGCCGAGGTACGAGCCGTTGAAGCCGTTGTTGATGACGGCTGCAGCTTTGACCTGCTTGGTGT